GTCACTAATTTTGGAACTCATAACATTTGGGAATTTGAGGCTTTAGCTGAAATAGCTCGTTCGTTTAAATCCTGGCAGATTCAGTTAACTACAGGTTCGGAGTTTATGCTGCCTCCTTCTGGGATTTCTTATTTGAGAAAGAAGATCCGAGATTTAGATGGAATAAAATATATTCTCGCGGATAACCTTCAAGATGAACATAAATGCTCTGCGGGAATTGTTTCTTGCGGGATTACGGTAGACGGAGATATAATTCCGTGTTTAAGCGAGAGAACTTCTGGGTATGTTTCAGTTCAAGGGAATCTATTTAAGAGGTCTCTAAAAGATATTTGGGAAACTGAATTCAGAGATATGAGATTCGGAAAATCTGGCTGGTCCAAATCCTGTAGGAATTGTGTTTCGTATCCTAAAACAGAGGAATTGACTCCGAGTATTGCTCCGAAAGAGAAAGTAAATAATGTTAATATAATCTTCGATGAAATTATTAAAGAGGCTCGGAGTAGACCAAGAGATTCCTATAGAGGTTGTTCTAGTGGGAATGTGATGTCTTATGGAGTCGCAGATTGGAATATTGCAGCGCTTAGTTACTGGGAAGAAGAGGTATGGAAATGAAGTACTGTGACGAGTGTATACATAAAAGTGGCACATTTTGTCATTCTCCCAGAAGATTAACATGTCACAAAACCGGAAAAGTTCCACCCGCCCATCAATATATTGAATTTCAGCGCAAGTACGGGTTGATAATGGCTCGCCTAACTGCGACATGTGGTAAAGAGGGTAGATGGTGGGTGGGATCTAAATGAAATGTTTTAAACAAGAAAGGTGGGATCTCTTAACTCGAAACCTAAAGGTCGCGGTCGCCTGTAGATTTTGTTGTCTTCCATATTTAAGTAATTTAATTGTATAGACTGGATTAAGCAAGAATGATGTTTGGCACGGTATTTGTCATGGAATAGATGTTGGAGCAATAAAAGAAGAATGGAAAGCGGTTGGTGGTCGTTGGGTAGTATGTTTTAGATATGATGATCGGTGTACCAACGATTTCATTGACAAATTGATCGAGGAACTACTATGATAAAAAATCTCGTGGGACAGTCGGTAGAGTTCGATTTAAAATCTGCCAAGAAATTAGAAGATCGGCTTGATAGATGGATAAATGAGGGGAACCTTCTTCCTTTTGAATTATCTGATTTACTTTTCTCGACTTGGGGTTACGCCGCAGCATTGGCGGAAATTAAATATTTGAGAAAAGAGTTAAATGAATTTGAGAGAGAGAGCGAAGTTATATGCCAAGTAAGCCACATTTGCCAAAAAATTATTTTGATGATTTAGTTGAGCAGGAAGAGGATTGAATGATCGTAGATAAACTCGCAGAATTAAAATTGATTGATCCAGATTTGTGGACAGAAATTTCGGAATTTGGTTATATCGGAGGTGAACTTAATGGGAACTATGACCGCTGGGCGCAAAATTACGACAACAGTCCTCCGGAATCAGATTACATTCAAGGGTGTATTCAAAGGGAAGTAGAGAGGAGAGGGTGGGATTGGAAAGCGGAAAAGTTTCACGATACATATTATGTCCATATAACAATCCCATTTGAATGTTGGACAGATGAAAAATTTGGGTGTTGCGGAAAAACTGGAATTACAGAGGTATTTTTAGATGCCTACTTAAAAGCGATTAAGTGGTTTTGAGTCGTCAAGTATAAATACCAAGCTACACATATTTTTGTCACGCCATCTTAGCGAAGTTTGGAAAACGCGAGAGACTTAAGATCTCTTCCCGTAGGGGTTCGTCGGTTCGAATCCGACAGGTGGCATCCCATCCCAAAATTTGGGATGTAAAGGACGTGAAAATTTACATGGCAAGTCTCAATGGATTTTCAGTTAAAGTTCCCGAATGTTTAAGTGAAACTTCGGAGAACTATGTAATAATGCGGCACGGACAGCAGTACTCGTTAAATCTTTCTAATCATCATAAAGAGGACGGCCACGGAAAACCCTGTGATGTAGAAATTTATATCGACGATGAGTTCTGCGGGACCTACAGGATAGAATCTGGGCAAAGCATGATTCTTGAAAGGCCAGAACATTCTAATCAAAGATTTACTGCCTACAGAATCGATTCAGAAGAGGCTAAAATCGCGAAGATTGACCATAACAAATCTATGGGATTAATTCGCGCGGTATTTAGACCTGGGAATAAGATATGTGTTCCTATAATTCAACATCCAATTGTCGTAGATCCTTGGCCTTATATCACAAAAACCCCAGAAAAACCTTGGAATCCGCCCGGAGTTTACGCCTATGCAGTCTCGGATTGGGATACGGTATCATCTTTCTCTTGTGAGACGAATAGTGGTGGATCTTCCGCGGTAACATCTAGTGACGCCAAATTTTCCTCCGATAACTGTTCCTATACCTCTCGCAGTTTAATCAGCGGAGGAACTGGACTCTCTGGGAAAAGCAACCAAAAGTTTAATGAGGTGGACGCACTGGAGTACACAGAACCTGCGACATCTATATATTTAAGAATCGCGTTCAATAAAGAAGAGTCATCTGATATTAAACCTCTAAAGAAGGTATATAGTACGAGGGTGCCGAACCCTCTTTAAAAATTTTTGGGGACAAGGCAGATGCGCCAGATTCCAGATCTAGAAATAATCGGTTCGAATTATGTCTCATACAATAAAGAATACAAAATACTGGTCTCATCACGCACCAGCTAAATGGCGTCGCGCAGAGAATAAAGCATTTAGAATTCGCGAGCGACAATATTTTAAAAAGTATGGTGAAATTTTTACAGTAACAAAAGATAGGGGTTATACATATTGGTGACCGAGGATTTTGGTGCAGCAAAGGTCTATATTCACAATTACGGACCTTATTTGGGAGAAAAAGTAATTATAGACGCAGGAGAAGAAGACAGTATATCTTTAGATTTTCAAACGATCCGACAACTAATTGAGGACCTCCAGAAAATAGACGTTAGTTATTATTTAGAAAGAGATCGCATCAAAGAAGAGATGTTAAAGAAATTATGGAAAGAAGTCAAACAACATCCGACAATAAAAGATGAATTAATGGAAAAATTCCAACTCGAAGTAATGAAATTCTACAAAAGAGAATATCCATGATTCGCTCTCGCCTTGACAGGTTCGATGCCTGTCCAGATTGTTTTTCTTGGAAAGTGAAACAATATTTGAGCCGAAGGAAGGAAAACTTTAGGAGGTTTAAGGAGACCGAGATTAGAAACAAAGATGGAGATATCAATTGGATGGAAATAACCAGAGATCCAATGAGATACGCAGCGGAGATGCGGGGAAATTATCTGGATTGGTTGGAAGATCCATTTGACAGATTATTATGATAATTGTTTTAAATAAGTAAATCTGGCCTCAGAATGTCAACTGCCTGATTTAAAGACTGGGTTTGCGTAATGGCTAACGCAACGAAAGAGTTAGACTAGACCGAAACAGGAAAAATCCATGTCAAAGCATTGAGAGCTACAAGAACGGCAGAACGCCTCCCTAATTCTGCCCTCTTCTGGACGCGCCAAATCCGAAGTGTTCCGATCGGCGGAACACTAAGCTTTCCTTGCAAGGTCGAAGGGAAATTCAACCCAGAATGATATCTGGAGGGCATAATATGCAAATACCCGTATTAGATTCGAGAAAGAGACCGTTGATGCCAACAAGTCCAGCCAGAGCTAGGCTTCTCTTAAAAAGAGGGAAAGCTAAACCTTACTGGAATAAGTTGGGTATATTCTGTATAATCTTGCAGAAAGAAGTAGAACCAGACAATCAACAGATAGTAGTAGGTATAGATCCAGGATCATCATTTGAAGGGTGGTCTGTAGTCGGAACTAAGAAAACCATTCTTAATGGGACGTCTGAAGCACCCACCCACATCAAAAATGCTGTAGAGGTTCGGAGAAACATGCGTCATGCACGGAGGAATAGAAATTTATGGAGGAGAAAAGCTAGATTCAACAATAGATCAAAAAACAACTTACCGTTACCTCCATCTACACTCGCTAGATGGAATGCCAAACTAAGGCTCTTAAAGCAATTGATCAAAATCCTGCCCATATCGGATGTAGTAGTTGAGGATATTAGGGCTGAAACAAAAAAGGGGTGCAGACGTTGGAATAGTTGTTTCGGTCCAATAGAGCAGGGCAAAGCTTGGTTTTATAGCCAAATCAAAACGTCGGGAGTGGCCTTGTATCTCAAACGAGGCTGGGAAACCAAAGAACTTCGGGACAAATTTGGTCTGAAAAAGAGTTCTCAGAAGAGTAAAAAATCCTTTTCGGCTCATGCAGTGGACGCTTGGGTTATGGCCGCAAGTATATCAGGAGCCTCGCAACCAACGTGGTTAGGCTTAATCTACTGGACTCCAATCAGGTTACACAGAAGACAACTACATGCTTTTCAACCATTCAAAGGTAATATTAGGAGACCCTATGGAGGAACTAGGTCAATGGGATTAACAAGAGGATCTCTGGTCAATCACGTCAAGTTTGGATTATGTTACATTGGTGGGACTCAAAAAGAAAGAGTCTCGTTACATGGTCTACGAACAGGCAAGAGGGTTACTCAGAGCGCAAAAATTCTGGATTGTAGGATCTTAACCAGGGTATCCTGGCGGGGACACTCCTTCCAAGGTGAATTAACATGAAAGAATATGAACCTGAATTGGGACAAATGTGTATGGGACAACCAACTCAAAAATTGGAGTGCCCAGATTATGTAGCCGCAGCGCTGGAATATCTTGCTTATTTCTTTTACGACAAAAAGATTTCTCAAGGAAATCCCTTTAGAAATACAGGCGCGAAGTGGTCTAATTTTCTATTTACTGTAAATGCCTATGATTGGAATGAAGATAATATTCAACCATTTAATTTCAAGTACAAGGATATTGAGATTTCGTGGTATAAATATCTGGGGCGAGGAATGAGTATAAATCGCGAGGTATCCGAGGAGGAATGTTGGACGATGTTAAAGGAATGCGTGGAGTCGATTGTGGGAGAATAAAACTTTGACCAGAACCATCAGAGCCTACAACAAGCGCCCTATAATTGGTGGGCCGGGATTTAAGGGTTGGATTTCTTCACAAAAATTAAAAGCAGAAGACTTGATAGAACCTCTCGCGAACGATCTTCTTTGGCCCACTTGGATTGGATACCATCCCTATGCTGCCTGGGGCCGAATGAGGGGCTGGAAGGATTGGCGACTTGATAGTAGAAGGCGGCAAGAGAACAAGAGAGAACTAAGGGAGTTGTCATTGGAATACGCGCCGTTCGGTATTTCAATGGTTTATGATTTTTCATATTCATGCGAATATGAATATTACGCAAACGACCACAATCTATAAATACTATTAAGTTAATAATTAAAAACGTCCCAAGGGAAATCGTCTCCTTCCCAACGCCGTTTCTCCCTCCGGCTTTAATTCCTCGGTGGTCCGTTTACGTCTCCTCGCGGGCCTATAATTCGCGCCCTTGGGATATCTCTCCCTGTGCCGACATTTCCTCTCCCTCAATGACGTGCTCGAAACACGAGAGGGAATCTCTCTCTCTCTCTTTTTTTATTACTTTTACCTCAGAATTCGTTGCGACTCATTCTTCGGCCAACAACTACTTATTCTAATACTGTTCTTTTTACATAGGTGATCTCAAATTCCCATTAAAGCACTAGGTCGAAAAGCTTATCATCGCATTCCTCATTTACTTGGATCTCATGCTGAGAAAGGAGATTTCTTTGTAAATGAAGGAATGGATAGGATATGTACCCGTAAGCTGCGCGACAAGAAAGATAAAATAATTCTACAGGAGAAAGTCGATGGGAGCTCATGTGCTGGAGCACGAATTGACGGAATTTTAACACCAGTAACTCGCAAAGGCTGGCAAGCAAATACATCTAAGTTTAAACAACACAGATTGTTTTCCGATTGGTTCTATAAAAATCAAGACGAATTTGAGTTCTTGGAAAATGATCAAAGATTGTGTGGAGAGTGGGTGGCTCAGGCTCACGGGACAAAATATAAGTTAGAACATGAGCCGTTTGTGGCCTTCGATCTATTAGGCCCTGGCGGGGCTAAGACATTAGATGTTTTTAATTCCATAGTCCCACCCTTCTTCCCTAGACCGTATGTTCTCCACGCAGGAGGTTCCATAACGACTCAAGAAGCAGATATTCTACTTGGGGAGTTTGGACATCATGGGGCACTGGAACTCGCCGAAGGGTGCGTCTATAGAGTTGAAAGAGAAGGGAAACTTGATTTTATGGCTAAATATGTACGTGCATCTAAGAAAATTGGTCAGTACTTGGGAGACCATGAAGAGGTATGGAATCTTGGATTGGAGAGGTGGTTATGATAGAAAAATTTGTAGCTAGAACTATATTTTTAATCTTGATCTATAGTGGATTCGCTATTTCGATTAACGAGAGGAACTCACCTATAGGAAGAATAATAGCTGCATCTTTTTCGATGTTTGCGGCTAATTTATTGTTGGAGACGATATAAATCTTACCTCGGACTCTGCGGAGTCACTCGGGACGCACGCCTGAAAGACGGCGTGCTAAGGCGACAGGCGGTTTGGCCTGTCGCAAACTATTTATTCTAGCAAGCTATTATCACCATATCAAAACAGAGGAGAATAAACATGGCAGAAAAATTTAATATAGAAGCCGCCCTAAACAAGGGTGTTGAAGCAACAGGACTCGCTAAGGACACTTTTCAAGACAAGTACGCAGCAAAGTTGAAGGTTTTGCAAGACGCGAAGACGAAGCCCTTTAATTTGAATGTTGGAGGAGTCGCAAAAGTTCTTTCTGTAGAAGAGATGGCCATTAATCAGGTTATTTCTTGCGAGAAGGCCGCTTCTAAGGGAGATACGGAGGTCTTGTTCTATTTGGAGCAACAGGACGACGCGAAGCTTACCAAGAATAATAAGGCGTTTTCTAATCTATATATCATTGTGCCAGTTGGAAACAATACTGACATGTTCCATAGCGAGTCCCAGACTGAGGGTTGCGTAAGGATCAGGGTTACTCACTGGAACAATAAGTCTTTTAGACCAGGATTCTACAGAGGCAAGTTGAATAAGTCCATTAGGGACGGATATACAAACTACGGAATAAACGATATTGGTACAACCGAGAGAACATTTACCGTACCTCAAATTGCTCAGGGAGTACCGTTTAGAATCCTGGCGGCGTATGAGCCCAAGCCCGTAATGAGAAACGTAAAGGACGCCGATGGACAGGTTACAAAGGGAGAAGATGGGAAAATTGTTAAGGAGCCTCTTTACAAGAAGACTCGGGATGGCCAGATCTCCGCAGAGCCTCTAATGTCTCGCTCGATGGAGATTCTCGTTCTTAATTCGAATGGGACTACCGAGGCGCGAACTGTTTCTACAGTATTCGACGAATGGATGACTCATAAAGTAGACTTTGGGGTTACATACAAAGGAATATTGAGAGAAAACGGTCCCTATTGGAATCTTAATAGCAAGCCGAACACTTCCAATGAGAAGATCGCGATCGATGACAGCATGGCGTGTGAGGTCCTCGCAGATCTAAATGGAGTTCGGAACTTTGCGGGTAAGTTCGTAAAGTTGCAACCCATGTTCGGAGACGCAATTGTAGAGGTAAAGCAGAATCCAGAGAAGGGAACCAAGATTGGATACACCACAATCTCTGATATGAGCGCTAATTCTATAAACATTATCGGAGATGCGGCCATATTCGACTCGGTAACAGGCCCGAAAGGAAACCTTGCTGGAATAGTACAGGTAATCGGAAAGGTGTTCATCAACAAGGAAAGGGATACTCCTGGAATTAGGGTGTACGCGATAAAGGATATTAGTGGCGGAATGCCTTCTGAGCCGATAAAGATAGATGAAGGCACACCCAAGGATTCTGCCCTAGCAGAATCCGAGGCGTGGTAGGAACACGCCGCTTTTCAGGCGTGTGACACCGTAGGGTTCGTTTCAGAACCCGAGGTGTTATTTTTAGGAGTATTATGTTATCTGTTTCTATCGTAGACGACATGACCGAATTCGCAGCAAAGAAATATCTTAAATTGATTATTCAATCTCTAAATAATCTAGATACTGAGGATTTCTTTGGTACAGAAGGTTGGAGAAAATACATGGGATTTGAAGGATGGGAATAAAACATGTTAGATCAGCAATTTATAGATGAAATTAAAGCAAGTGCCGAGAAGTTGAAAAATACTTCTCAGGCGCTGTATGATAAGGCACAGACTATGACCGCTTCTGAATCCGACAAAGACATTGCTCAGAAAGTAGTTGCCATTGAAGGCTATCTTGAGCTTGTCGGTGGAGGGAAGCGAGATGTTAATAAGGCGCGAAAAGCGATCGCTCAGGAATTGAATGTTTATGCGGGAATAGGAGAATAGATCATGGGCGTAGATAACTCCGGATATTACCAAAAATATATTGTGGCACATACAGACGGGACTCCTCTTAAGGGAAAGGAACATTTTGTCCTATCTCTAGATACGGATAAGAGCGCTCGAAAAGTAGCGTTGTGGTACGCGGCAGATTCTGTGAATGACAGACTCCATGAGGACCTCATAAATCTATATAGAGAGAATGGGTGGGATTATTAGTGTTCGACCCAGGAGATATTGTTTGTGTCGCAATCGATAAGTTTTCTATTATTGGTAAGATCGTATCAGGAGGAAGTAAGGAAATCGAATTAACGGGGCTTTCTGAAGAAGAAACGGAAAGCGCTTCTCAACTTTCTTTTTTTTATGATTGGAACCCCATCTGCGATTGAAGAAGGAATGAACGTTTTAATTTCGCGAGATAAGATCATAGTTATTTCTACTGGAGTGAAAATTAATGTTCCTCCCCAATAACCCTCTTTTACTGCCCATGCCAAAATCCGTACAATGTCCAAAGTGTCAAGAAACTTGGTTTTGGAGGACTTGGTATCAAGGGAGCGAAAAGACCGCATGTTCTAAGTGTAAATCTACTGTGACACCCATCAAAAAAGAACCCCTTGGTAATCGTCCGAGACTTATAAAGTGTCCAAAATGTAGTGGATTGCAATGGTACATTGGAGGTAAATCTAGAACCACATGTACGGCAAACGGATGCGAAAAAAGAAACATAATCGTACACGCGCTGAGTAAAGAGGAACTACGAGATTTGGTTGACCAATTTTGTGATAAAAGCGATGGATTTACGGACGAAGAGGCGGAATATTATCTCGAAAGGATAAGAGAGGTCTAAAATGTTCCTATCCTCTCTTTTTAGGAAATCTCCTCCAATCGTACCCGATAGTATTGAGAAAACCATTCTACGGCGAGAATTGGTCCAAAAATCAATAGAAATTCTAGATACCCTTGAGTTTAAGATAGAGGAGAATTATAGCGAGATTCTTCCAAGAAATCATTTATGTATGATTCAGAATATAAATGACGATATTTTAAATGCTGGGAAAGCGCTGAAAGTTTTAAAACTATTAAAACAAAACGGAGTAAATCTTCGATTGTGGGAAACTAAAATAAAAGATCCATACCTTTGCATATATTATAAATACTACCAAGATAAATTCTTTGTTCGTTTCCCTTGGGACCATCCCACCTATATTTCTCCTATAAGGGCCGTAGAGAGGTTTATTAAGGAATGTAAAAATGGAATAGAACTAGCGAATAAATCAAAATCATTTCTTGATCAAAGGATTGATTTAACAAAAGAGGAGGTTGATTTTCTTGCTTTGTCCGAAAATAAATGATGAATGTATCCTAGAAAAATGTATGGCTTATATCCCCAAAAAGGAAAGTTGCATCATGAGAGAGAATTGTGATTCATTGGCGAGAATTGCTGTAGCACTAGAAAGAATTCTACAGACTAGATATGGTAGATGAGGTTTGAAAGACCGAAATGCGAGGAGAGATTTTTATACCTGACAAATTTACTACTGAAGAAGATTCTATTATAATAAAATTTTATGGGAAGATTCCAATTAGAGGAATAGGTCCCGAAAAAGAAACCCTGCAAAGTAAGCTTTGGGGCCGATCGGAATCTCAAATTGAAAAACGAATTGATGAGTTGGGATTGAACGGGACTACTTTAGAATACTTAAAACATTTTAGTCTGGAAGATATAGAATATTTAAAAAATAATTATGCTACGACCTCCTGGGAAGAGATGAGTTTTGTGTTGGGGAGGAAGAAAGACGGCATAGTGCTAAAAGCAAGTAGTCTAGAACTTCGAAGAAAAAGAAATTCTAGTTGGTCTCCCGAAGATATAGAATATTTAAAAAATAATTATCTCACAATGACTGCGGGAGAGATAGGGGAGCATTTAAATAGAAAGGACCACTCGATTTATCATAAGGCGCAGAGATTGGGGTTGGAGAAGAGAAAATGACATCTGTTCCCCTAGGATTTTGGCCGGACAACTTATCTTCTTTGGCGTGGGTCGGGGTACTTCTTACTCTGCTACTAGGAAGTTTTCTAGATATTAACACAAATATAGTGGTAAATATTATTATATTCATGTTCGTAATTTTTGTAGCAGATGCGTTAATTCTAGGACCATTGTACTATTTAATGACCAGAAGATGAATAGGAGATGATTATTTTGGAACGAAATAAAATTTATTGCGGCAATTGTCTGGAAATTATGCCGCAAATACCAGACAAGTCAATTGATATGATCCTGTGCGATTTACCTTATGGAACTACTGCCTGCAAGTGGGATCAAGTCATTCCCTTTGAGCCCCTTTGGGCGCAATATAAGCGGCTGATCAAGGATCATGGAGCAATTGTGCTCTTCGGATCACAGCCTTTCTTCAGTGATCTAATACATTCTAACAAAACGATGTTTCGAGAAGAGCTGGTCTGGCTGAAAAACCGATCCGGAAGCGGGTTTCATTCAAATAGTAATCATATAAAAATACATGAGAATATAGCAGTGTTCTCTAAGCAATCTCGTGTATTTAATCCACAGAAATGGGGGGTAGAAGAAGAAAAATTTTTAACAAAAAGAAAAACATTTGATAAATACGAAGAGGCAAATAATAATATATATGGGGGCATGAAAAAGACCAGAAAACCAGATATCGGAGAACGGAACCCGATATCCGTAATACCCTTTTCAGTGTGTTGCACGCCTGCTAAAAGCAAAACTTACGCGCACGAAATAGATTTGCGATTGCATCCCACCCAAAAGCCCGTTGCCCTCTTTGAGTATTTAATCAAAACTTATACAAACGAAGGCGATCTGGTTCTTGATAATTGCATCGGATCTGGAACTACAGCGATTGCAGCCATAAATACCAAAAGAAACTTTATTGGTATCGAAAAAGAACAAAAATATGTTGATATAGCAAATGAGCGAATCTCTAAGGTGATGATTTAAGTTGGATCGAAATAAAATTTATTGCGGCAATTCTTTAGATGTTTTAAAAACTTTCCCAGACAAGGTATTCCAATGTTGTATCACGAGTCCTCCGTTTTTTGGTTTAAGATCGTATAATACTGGAAAATGGATCGGAGGATCGCAGGATTGTGTTCACGACACAATTCCTGCTAGGAATGGAAGAGGAGGATCTGGACCCAATGCTAAAAACACAACAAATAGTTACCCGTCCGAGTTCCCATCCCCAACATGTTCTAAGTGTGGAGCGATTTATGAAGATTTTCAACTCGGTCTTGAGACTACACCTGATGAATATGTGGCCCATCTCGTAGAAGTATTTCGGGAAGTTAGAAGAACTCTGAGAGATGACGGAATCCTATTCTTAAATTTAGGAGACAGTTATGCGGGATCTTGGGGTAATTCGGGCCATCGTCCAGAACTAGATAATTCTCCGTCTCATCAAAGGGAAAAGAATACAGATTATATTAGTAGAAAGGGATGGGATAATAGAAGAGATAGACCGGCGAGTAGTTATAAATTACCTAATATTAAACCCAAAGATCTAATTGGAATCCCGTGGAAATTAGCGGAAGCGCTAAAGGAACCTTATTATGGTGGTATCATAAAAAATGAATTAGACAGAGTTTGGTTAGCCGCAACAATCGACGCAGAAGGAACTATATGTGGTTTTACCCATATAAGAAGTGATGACGGCACGACAAGAACGGGAGTACACGTATCTATAACCAATACCGATACGAAAATGTTGAAAAATGCAAAGAGAACATGGCCAGCCTCCATTAATGGTCACGAGATTAAACCAGGAGGTCGTCTTGGAACTCGGCCTTTATATAGGTGGACCCCATCCGATATCAATAAAAAATCTTTGTTGATGCGTGAATTATACCCATACCTTATTGTGAAAAAGAAACAATGTAGATTGGCTTATAACCTTTTTGAGATCAGTAAAACAGCAAAAAGAAATATCCCAAGGTCTGAATCTGATGAGACTCATAGTAGACGGCTATGGATTATGCAAGCGCTATCTGATTTAAATCATAATCGAAAAGTCGAAATTCCGACTTGGTGCATTGAGCCTCCGACTGTATTAGAACCTGGATTCTATCTGAGGAGTACCATAATTTGGGAAAAACCGAATTGTATGCCATCTTCGACGCTTGATCGACCTACAACCAGTCATGAGTACATATTTTTATTTGCAAAAGAAAAGAAGTATTACTATGATTATTTTGCAATCCAGGAGGAATCTACGAGTGGAGATCTTTCCAAACGGAACAAGCGCACCGTATGGACTATCCCAACAAAACCATTTAAGGGTGGATCGCATTTTGCAGTATTTCCCGAAGACCTAGTTATCCCGCCCATCAAATCGTCCACCTCCGAAAAAGGTTGTTGCCCCGCATGTAATGCTCCTTACAAGAGAATTCTACTTAAGAAGCCAATGGTTATTCGAAAGACAGATAGAATGGCACAGATGGGAGAATTTGGAAGGACTCAAGCTAGTGGAACCATGTTATCTCCCGCAGAATCTAAAACTGTAGGATGGCAACAGACCTGCTCATGTATTCTGGACTGCGCCTGGGGAGATCCTGAACATTGCTTGGTATTAGATCCATTTATGGGAAGTGGGACTGTAGGAGTAGTTTCTAAGAAGTTAGGTCGAAATTTTGTGGGGATAGATTTAAATGGAAGTTACGTGAATATGGCGGTAGAGAGAATAAACTCTGTTATATTGTTTTAGTTATTTTTTTGGTGATATGATGTTGGAAGATAAAGACTATTTTATTAGTATAGGATATGTTGCGGGGATAATTGATGGAGAGGGGTCTATAGGATTAAATATGAGATATCCGCCTCATATGAAAAGAGGAACATTTAGGTTTGATGTTGAAATCTCTTCTACAGATGAAAACTTAATGAAGAGGTTACAAGAGATATTTAAAGGGGAAATATATAACAAAAAAACTTACACAAAAAGACCCTGGAGGAGACCATCATATATTATGCATTTAAAAAGACGGACAATTGAAGATTGGTTCCCAAAAATAATACCCTATCTTGTGATAAAAAAAGAACGAGCAATTTTGTTAATGGAATATTTTAGTTTAAACTCTTCTCAAATTTTTCGAAAACGAGATGAAGACATAAAAAGATGCATGGAAATAAGCAAAGAACTTAAAATACTAAACTATAGACCATCCAAAGAAGAAAACCTAAAAGACAAGAGGATTTAAAATGGATCTTAAAGAACTCTCTACTCAAATTCGAAACTGTAAAAAATGCTCACTTTGCGAAAATCGAAAAAACGTTGTTATTGGGCGTGGATCTCAAACTCCAGAAATCTTATTTTTGGGCGAAGCGCCGGGAGAGCAAGAGGATATTGAGGGCCGACCCTTCGTTGGCCGTAGCGGAATGCTTTTAGATCGAGCTATTTCTGAAACTGGGATAAAGAATTTTGCGATAATTAATGTTGTTAAGTGTAGGCCGACCGATAACAGAAAGCCAACAAAAGAAGAAATTGAATCCTGTTCTCCTTGGTTGGAACAACAATTAGAATTACTAAACCCAAAAATAATAGTTTTATTGGGGAATACAGCATTAAATTATTTCTTCCCCGATCGAACAATTACTAAAACCGTCGAGGAAACAACTTTATCAGGAAAAACATTCACAAAAGACGGAAGGAGATTCATAGCTATATTCCACCCCTCATACATTCTACGAGGAAAGATGGCCGTTGCAGATTACGTTAAAATCTTCGAGCGTGTAAACTTTTTTCTTGGGGATGGACAAACACATAGCGAAGCTACGTTCTCAACCCGATTAGAAAAATCGGGTGTTGAAGCCCTTGTCGGGGACCCGCAGCCTAGTCCTCTGAGATCTCCGATTCCAGAGGGTCCTCAACCAA